CTAGCCGTTTTCGGCGCGATTCTGGGGAGGTTGCAGGGAAGAAATGGTGCTTTCCAGTCGCGCCATTTCAATGACGTTCTGGTTCCCGTCGATCCACTTCGAGTAGGTGGTCAGGAACATCTCGACGCTATGGCCCAGCTGTTTCGCGCAGAATGCCGGCGTCATCCCCACCATCAGCATTGCGGTCGCGTAGCTATGCCGCATGTTATACGGGCGCCTGTAGCGGATCCCGAGCCTTCTCAACATCGGTTCCCAGTACGTGCGGCGGAACGCATCCTCGTCGTGCCATACCTCGTTGTAGCGGGGATCGAGAAACACGCGGCCATTCGACATTTGCGTGAACGCTCGCTGACGTTGTAACGCTGCCATCGCTCGGCTGTTCAGATGGACCAGCCGAGCGACCTTCGTTTTCGTTCGATCCAGCTGCTCGCCGCGGACATAGGCTTTCGCGACGAGCATCGTGGCGCTAGCCAAATCAATCTGGGGCCATTCGAGCCCATAGATTTCGGATGTCCGCAGGCCGGTCCAGAACCAAAACTCGGCCAGGTTGTGCACCTGGCCGGGATATGCGCGCTCGGCCTCGGCGATAATCCGGTCGGATTCCTCCATTGCGAATGGATCGGGAGGGGGCTTCTGGTGCTTCGCGCGCGGCACGGCGTCGGCCGGACTCTCTTTGATGAACTTGTCCTTGACTGCAAGCGATAGCGCCGCTCGAAGGACAGAAAGGTAGTTGTTGACGGTCTTGCCGCTCAGGTCCGGGCGATTCGCAATTGCGGTCTGAATTTGAATTGCCTTCAACGATCGTATCGAGACGCTTCCTGTCGGTTTCGACTGGGCCTCGTCGCATGCGGTTTCTTTCCAGAACTTGATTGCCGTGGCATAACCGTCGCGCGTTGATCGCTCGATTCGCTGGGCTGCTAGCCACTTTTCCAACCAGTCCCCGAGCAGCAGGGAAGTCGCGTCTCCTTCGGACGGAAAGTACTCAGACATGACAAATGTGCCGTGACGAATTCGATCGCGAATTTCTGCCGCCATTCGCCGCGCATACTTTACGTTCGCTGGGGTGGGCAGCATCGCCTTCCCGTCAATTTTCAGGGTCTTGCGCATCTCTTGACCATCAAGCACAAATGCCAAGCGGATTGATTTCTCGCGAACTTCTACGCCATCGCCTTTTCGACCCATTGTTGGTATCCCTTTATTGAAATGAAAATTCCGCCATCCGGCGAGCGGCGAAACTCGCGACCCTCAAGCCATTTTCCGTCCTCGATTTTTCGACGGATGGCTTTCTCGGTCAGGCCTGTAATCGTCGCGGCAAGACCAACCGTGACGTAAGGTGCGGGTGAAATTAGAGTCGGTGAGTGGCTCATGCTAGGATTTCTCCTTCCAAAATTGCGCCGAGATCGAATCGTGAATCAGCCGACAACCATCGATGTGCAGTTTGCGGACGACAAGCGGTTCGCGGAGATACTTCAAGCGATGGGGGAAATATGGCTTGTCGCGCGTGTCAGTCGCTTCATGGGCGCCCGCTTTCATGTGATCCCCATCCAGCGCTGAGTCGTAGCGACGAGGAGCAACGGATTACAGCGATTCTGTTGGACGTGGGTCTGAATGCCGTTCCAGCAAGTTACCGATGCGAAGCTTGTGGGGCACTTGTTTGGCAAGGTTTGCCCGGGGACGACGATTACAAATTCTGGGTTGTTCCGGATGCCAAGCACGTGAAGTGATTTTCCGGTTCTGGGAAGCGCTACAATCACTGTGCCAATACTGGCGACCACTTACGGGGTTAATCATGGCGATGAATCCGAAGCAGACGTCGAAGAAGGTGGCAACAACCGCAAGCCAGCAGCTGAAAAGCAAGAGTACTGGCGCCAAGGCAAAACAGACCGCCGCAAGCGCGCTAGCTCAAGCTCCGCTTAAGAAGTCGACAGCTAAGACTCGCGGATAACATGATTCGCGGCGGGGGCGACTCGCCCCCGTTTTTCATGTTCGAACCCATCCCGTCGACGTCGAGCGAATCTTCCCAGCCTTGCGCAGCGCCTGCAGGCGCCGATCGACGATGCGCCACGCCACGACATCGCCGTGGGTCCTCGGCGTCGATTCCTCCTTTGCAATCCGTTCGCTCTCCGTTTTTACCGTTCCGGTATTGATGGTCGCGAATTTCTTGATGGTGGCGTCGATCGCTTCAAGGATCAGGGTGTCGAGTTTTTGATATTTGCTCATTGGCGTTCTCCTGCGCGGGCGGCGAACAGATTGACAAGCGCTGTTGCGGCATCAAGGGCCTCGACCGGCAGCGCGATCCCATGTGCTTCGCATGCGCAGACGACTTCGTCGTTCGCCACCTCGGCGTGCGGCCCCGTTTGGCCCGGATGGGCGGCGAGAAGGAATCGCAGCGTTTTCTCAGCTTGCCGAGCAAGCGCTTCAGTGTTGGTGCCGGCGGCATATACTCGCTTGCGATACTCGAGAACATCCTCGGCCGCCGCGAGGATCGCCTCATATCGCTCATCCGCCAGCGCCTCCCGAGCGTCGGTCTGCGCGGGCGGCTTCGGGGTGGCGAAATACGCGCTCTTGAGTTGGTCCAGCATGGCGCGACCCTGCACTGTCAGGACGTAGATCGGTCCGCTGGTCGGATCGAAGCCAACTTCCTCAAGAAACTCATACCAGATGCTGCCCTTCGGGAAATCGCTCAGCGCTTCGATAGCGGCATCCTGGTCCCACTCGACCGGAATCGCCACCGCCTCCGCAGCGGGCGATGCTGCCGCCATAGCGGCGACCTTCTCACCACACTCGGTGCAGACGCGATCGGTTCGCACGTAGTCGTGCGCACACGGTTCTGGCGCTGCTGCGGGCTGCTCGACAGGGGATGCGGTGAGCGCGGGCACGATCGCACGGTCGATCAGGTCGTCGATGTTGCGCGAATCGCAGTAGTCGAAGGCGCGAAGGATGCGGCCCTCCGGAGCGCGAACTCCCTCATCGGAATCAAGCCTGCCGAAGTACTCGGAAATCGCATGGCCGAGCGCTTGCCGCTGGTCGTCCGTCAGCGCATCATCACGGCTCTTTCCGTCTCCGAATTTCGAACTAATCAGATTGCCCGCGCCAGCCGCCTGCTCGAAAATGGCTTCAGCGGTTGGGTTCTCCGTCCTCGGCCGCTGAGGTACCGCCTCGCTCGCCTGTTCGGGAGCGGGGCTTTTTTTGCTTTCGGTGGTCATGGTGTGGTCCTCGGTAGGTCAGACTTGCACCACATGCCCGAGGCCGGCATCGAGCAGCGCGTAAGCGTTGCGCCGGCCGTATGCGACGAGGCAAATTGGTGCGCCAGAATTGAACGGGGCTCGGCGGCCGTCGACGAAATGAAAGTGCGGTCGGCCGCGCACGAAACACATGGCCTCGGCCCCGGCCCAGACGGTCTCGTAGAACATCGCCGTTTCGGTACGGGCCGGGATAAGGGCAATGCCGTTGCCGTGTTCGGTCATGCGGCGCATCCACTTCGCCGCCTCGCGTCCGAACGGCGGGTTGCACCAGACGCGGCCGCGCCATTCGCGCGTAAGACCGTTGTCGCGGACCGTGAAATGCTCGCGCGCGGTATTCCATGGGCGATTGATAGGCGCGCATGGGTCCAGGTCGAATTCGCCAAGCGCGCGGAGCCATTCCGGCGGCGTCAGCCACTCGTCATTCTTCATTCGTGCGCTCTGGTGAGACGACAGGCTCATTGCATCCTCAAATCAGAAAAAGAGTGGGCGCCGTACAGGCCGCCCACAAGAAAAAGCCACGCATCCGAGGCACCGGAATTTGCGTGGCTATGGGGATAGGGCGTCGTGCTACGATTCGCACCAAAACAAGCGGGGGATGTGATGCAGAGAATCGTGCTTTGGCTGGGGATTGCTGTAGCAGGCTTGGTGTTTGCTGGACTGAGCCATAACCTCATTCATCAACCGGACGGCGGGGCGGCTTGGGTGCAAGCAATTGGTTCGATTGCCGCAATTTTTTGCGCAATCTGGATCGGGGAGCGTTCGGCGAAGCACCAAACAGAACTTGCGCAAAACCTGCGCGAGCAGCAGCTTGCAGAAAGGCGTTCGTCGCTCAAAGCGGTGTTGGACGAGGTCTACGTTCGCTTCAAACGAATCGAGCCATCGTTGAACGAGAATGGGGTATTCAGTTTTTCAGCCTTTGCTCAAGTAAGTGAGGAACACTTGGAAAGAACGCTCGACTTACTCGGTCAAGTTCCGATTTTCGATCTCGACTCGGGCGAATTGACGCAGGCGGTTCTTACTATTCAGGCGGCATGTATGAGTCTCACGCGATTGGTGACTCAATTCAAGCTCCATCAGAAAGAGAATCCAAATGATTATCCAGGGGATGACATTGCCACTGCCTTTATGAGGGGTAGCTTGCAGACCCTTGATGAAACGTTCGCTACAGTCGTGAAACTCACCAATGGGACGTTCCCAAAGCTGCGGCCGCCATCTCTCTATTAACGCGCAAGAGCTAAATGTGCCGTACAACCGGTATGCGCTCCAGATGCTCGGAATGCTCCTGAACGAGCGCTTGGAGGCAGAAGAACGCGATCAGGGCGACGAGTGCGCCCAGCCAGATTTTCAGAACCATGGCAGCACCCCCGCACGGTAGGCAACACAGAGGAACCAGACGCAGCCGATAGCGAGGCCGCATCGGCGATCTCCTCGCACGCATCTGCGTCGATCACGATCAGGTGAACCTCAGTAGTGGTCCGGGTTCTTTACGAGCAGACAGCCTTTATAGATGCCAAGTCGGCTCTCAAATTGTTCCACGCGCATGGTTTTTTCTCTGGGCTCCCAAGGGTCATTGTAAAAAACTGTGGAGTCCTGCACTCCTGTGACGACGATAGAGTGAGCACGTCCGTAAAAGAAAGCACCACCCGCCCAGATGGGGCCGTGCTTCGTCAACACATCAGCCAACCATTCGGCGGTGACGACGGGTCTAGGTCGGTCGAGTATCGTGAGCCCTTCGGCTGTGGCTAGCTCACCGATCGAGTTTGGATTGAGCCCTTTATCTTTTGCCCAAATTTTATCCAGACCACGGCGCGGCCCGGTGCGAAAGTAATACGAAACCATACATGCCGCCGCAAACCAGCACGCATTTTGTCCATGTGGTTGTATGCCCTGATTTCCCTGTCTGCCGTCTGAGGCAGACAACTGGCCGACGAGCGGCACGTCCAGCCTTATGTTCGGTCGGCTCATTTCTGGTCTCCGAAGGGGCTATGTGCTGAAGAATAGGAGCGTTCAACTCTGGATGCAACGGCCGGCTACGCGCAATAAGTACTTGCGCAGCTCGCGGACTCATCCCATTGCTGGGTGGTGGCGAGAACGAGCACGACGCCGATGAACACGGCGAGGCTCTTGAGCCACAGAATCAGCAGGGCTTTCACGACCACACCCCCAGCAGACGCTCGATCGGAGGGGCGACGGCGCCGGCCAGCAGGTAGAGGCCGGCGATTACACAGAGCGGAATCCAATCTCGATTCATGGTTATATCGCGTTGATGTTATTGCCCGCCGTAGTGGGCGAGGTTGTTCAGGCAGCGATCGCCCTCGCTGCTGCGAGCAAATCGTCCAGCTCGCGCTCGTAGGTGTTGGCGATGCTCGGGTGTTCTTGGTTCTGCGCGATCAGCAAGCGCAGCGTGGCTTGCCATTCGGCGAATGCGCCCATGAGAATTGCCGAGCGCGCGGCGATGCGTTGGTCGGTTGTGAGCGTGATCGTTTCCATCATCGTTCCCCTTCGTGTTGCGTTGGTCTTCCATCTGATTAGGAATGCGAAAATAAAACAACGCTCAACGAACGGCACTGGCATTCAATGCCGTCCAATCAGCGCTGTCGAAACTCTCAAGGGCGCGCACTCGGCAGGGTGCTGCTGCAGTAGGTTCGTTGGTGCGGCTGACGCCGCGGCCGAATGCGCGCTCTTGAGAGCAGCTTTCATGGGATGGGGCCGGTGCTGTGATTTCCGGCTTTGCTTTCCCCTCCGGTCCGTTCTCCGGCTATCTCGCGATCCGCTGTACAGCGTCGCGACCAACTCCGGCGTCCTCTGGCTCCCTCGCCGCGGCCAGACCACGTCCGCATCAGCAAGGCCCCATCTCATGAAAGCTACGCGGTGTCGGGCGCTACCCCGTTTCTCGGCTACACCGTTGAGCCGGCCGGTTGCTCCCAGTACTGCGGTCCCGGCGCACTAGCACTCTTAAAGATCGATCCGCCTGGGCGGTGGCGCAGCTCAGCGCTGCGGTGGGATGAATATTAGAAGTTCTCCTTTTTATGGTCAAGAGAAATTCTAATATTGTGAATGGAAATTTGTAACAGACACCGGTCGCCTATGCTGAAGGCTTCTGAGGAGCCAGCCATGACGCCATACGACGTGATTACGATCCTCGAACGGAGCTTCCAGGCGACGTCCGTAGTGCGTGTTCGCGCCTACGCGGACGAAGCCAACGAATCCGGTTGAAGGCTCCCCAATTTTGGGGCTACACTACTGTATGGATATACAGTATTTCGGGTGATGAACGATAGGGGAAGGGATGCAGGGGGAAGAGAAAAAAGAGAGATGGCCGTTTCAGCCGGGGGACGTCGTGCGGATCAGGAAAGCCTGGAATGCGCTCCTTGCCGGGAAGATGGTGATGATTTTGGGCGCCCATTCGACGACCGAATGGGTCATCAGTCTTTTGGAAGGGCCGGCGCTGAGCGTAAGCGAAGATCGGCGCGGTTACGTTGTAACGCGCACAATGATTGCCGACGACTGGGCGCTCGAACCGCTGGGACGCGCGCCGCGACGTCGGCATATGGAGACTGTTACGGATTTAGTCGTCCAAGAGGCTCGTCTTCGTTTGGAAGTATCCGAAGAATAAATTTGAAGGTTTCGGCCGGCTCGCCGGCCTTGTCCGCCCGTAGGATGGCCTCGATAACTTGCCGGGCGGCCGGGCTGACATCGGCTAAATCGATGCCGCTGTGACTTGGCGGGACATCCTTCGCAAGTCTTGGACTGATTTCATTTGGATCGGCGCCGATTTGGGCGCAAATCGCCAATAGCGCGCGAACGTTAAGGGGAATGACGCCGCGGAGGTATTGGCTGATTAGCCCCTGGGTGCCCAAGCCGGTGACTTCGGCGAGCCAGATCTGTGACGCGCCGGGGTGCCCTACCTTGAAGCGTTTCCACGCCGCAACCAAGCGATCCCGGTCTGCCAACTCTTCCGCCGTCAAAGGACGTTTCTCTACTGTAGCCATGAGCGAATGGTAAATAGGGAGGCTAATATCTGCGGGTCTTAACAAATAGAAGTTCTCTTGACCCGGTAAAGGAGAAGTTCTAATATCTCGGGCATGAACAACGTGCGCCATCTCCGCAGGTCTCTTCGGCTTTCCCAGGCCGAGTTAGCCAAGAACATGGGGGTCACCCAATCCGCGCTCTCTCATTACGAGACCGGCGGTTGCGATCCCTTGGTCGAGACTGCCCGCCGATTGATCGCCTTTGCGAAGACCAAGGGGATCGACTGGGCACTTGAGGACGTCTATGCGTCGCCCGAGCTCACCCAACAGAAGGAGGTCGCATGACGTTAGAAAACCGCGATCGTGGTGCGAGGCGCCTTACCGTCCGTGATGTAGACGGTTTCGCACGACGGGCAGCGATAGTTGCCATGGCGTCCATACGGCTGCAGGGCGATCTCATTCCCCTTGCTCATGCAGGGCTGGCAAAGGTAGTGCGGGGCATCGGTGCTTCCCTCGACGTGGCTGTAGCGGTAGGCGAGTGCGCCCCCGCCAATGTCCGTGAGCGCATATTGACCGCGACGCTCGGCGCGCGCCTTAAGTTGCTCGTTTTCACGCTCAAGAGCGGCCAGTTTCTGATCCATCGCGCGCATGTCCTGCGCCGCCTTGAGGGCTTCTTGCGTCGCCATAAGAGCGGCCTGATTGATCTCTCGGAGTTTGGTTTCGAGTTCGGCAGTCCGGGCTCCTACTTTCGCTTCATCGCGGGCACTGAGTGCGTTCTTAAGAAATTCGAACGTTGTGTTTGCTGCGCCAACAGCAGATACAAGTGAATCAATCATGGTTGTTATTTCGAAATTGTTAACGAAAACGGAGATCGCATGAAGCGCCTGTATGCACGTCTGGTCCTCTGGCTGATCCGGCCGGCAGTCGATGTCGCCATCGGTGAATCGGGCAAGCCTGGTGGTCAGCTTTGGCGGCTTGAGAATCACGGCGGCAAAACGCTCAGTTCACGATGCGTGGTTGCGATTTCGCGAGGTCAAGTGCCTGCTCAATCGCAGCAATAAATTGTCGGGCGTGTTCCAGCTCGAGCATTAGGCCGCGGCTATCGTGTTCTTTTCCAAAAGCAAGGAAGCTGGGGCGAAGGGTCACTACCTGAAGGCCGCGGTCGAATGCAACTTCGCATTTCGTCATCGGGAAGAAGAGCGGCCCTTCGAGTTGTTTGTCGGTCATGAGGGTTCCTCGGTTGGTTTTGGTTTGTGTGAGAACTGCCAATTCTACGGCGAGAGCCGGAACCCTCACCTTATTGCTGTCCGCATCGAGATTCGATGCTGGAAGTTTAGAAAAATCGACCTTCAAGGTCATTCAATCAATTTTGAACGGAGTTGAGTTGCCATGAGCACGATCGAAGTTATACGGAAGCCCAGCATTGAGCGGGCATTCCGGGAGGCGCTGAGCGATCCGCGCAGCCGCGGGCCGATAGCCGAAGCACTCGGATGGGACGATTCGCAGGTGAGCCGTTTCCTTTCGGGGAACCTTGGCGTTCCGATCAACAAAATCGACGCTGGGCTGAATGCGCTTGAGCTGCGTGTCGTCTCGCGCGAATACCTGGACGGTCTGTCGACGATGAGCAAGGTCGGCGTGAACTGCCACTGCGCGCGGGAAGGGTTCGGGGAGTGCGGCGGACGGTGGTGATGTAAGCGAAGGGCCTCGCCAAAAGCGTTTTCGGCGGAGAACGCTTCTGTCTGGGTTTAGCAATCCTAAGAAATTGAAATTATGGAAACCAAGCAGATACACCAACAGACCGACACGCGTCAACGGGATCTGGCCGTGCACGAACAGGTAAAGCGCATTGTGCGCGATACCAGCCAACACCCGACGTACCCGCGCAAGTGCTTGTCGTGTGGGGCGCTCGAATCACTCGACGGCTCAGTGCCGTGCGGTCACTGACGTGGCTCGCTTCCATTGCCGCTGTCGCCACTGTGAGACGCGCCGGGTGCTGAAGAAGCGGCCCGACGAGTACACGCGGCAGCCGCAATGCAACGTCTGCGGCCGGCGCGATTTCCGAGTCGACGCGTGGATGCAGAAGCGCAATACCCGCCTGATGGCGTGCACATGCGCCGGCTATTGGTTCTGGCATCGGCGTGGCTCGCTGTACTGCTGGCATCGAGCGGACGGCTCGACCCGATCACCCGGCGATCCCGATTTTGCGGATCGCAATCCGCCGCCCGATGCGCTGGCGGCCTGAATTTCCCTTCTGGAGGAAACGTGGCAAAAAGCTCCGTTGAAGCATATGGCGCGCAGAGCAAGGTTACTGCTCTTGCGATGGACCCGAATGACCTGGAACTCGTCACGGACCCAGCGCATCCGCTGTACGACCGCCGCGTGCATCAAGAGCCGAACCCGAAGACGGTGTTGAACTACCGTGCGATCGGTGTGCGGAAGCCGGTGCTGTTCTACAAGGACCCGGAGACTGGCAAGAATCTCGTTATCGACGGCCGGACGCGGGTGATCAATGCCCGCGAACTGAATCGACAGTTGGTCGAAGCAGGGCTGCCGCCGATCACGATCCCGGCGATTCCCCAGCGCTTGATGAACGACGGCGGCAAGACGTATGCGGCCGTGATGGTTAGCACGAACGAAATCCGGAAAGAGGATTCGCCGATCAACCGCGCCGAGAAAATGGCCCGCATGCTCGACATCGGCCACACGGAAGAAACGGTTGCCGTCTTCTTCGGTGTCGAGGTGCCGACGGTTCGTCAGCAGTTGAAGCTGCTCGACTGCACGGCAGCAGTGCGCGATGCGCTCGAAGGCGACCAGATCACGGTGTCGCATGCCTTGAAGCTCGCAAAGCTGCCGCCGGATCAGCAGCGCGCGAAGGTGCAGGCAGTTATCGCAGCAGCCGAGGGCAAGGAAGGTCACGCGAAATCGCGTGCGCAGAAGGCCGAGCTGACCGGCGACGCTTCTCCGCGCATGCGAACTCGCAAGCAGATCGCTGCCGAGCTGGAGAAGGCGACGGGCGAGCGCGCGGACGCGCTTCGCTGGGTGCTCGGCTTGAACGTCGGCGCCCAGGCCGACGACGCGGCTGATCCCCGCCAGATGTCGATCGACGAGGCTGCATGAGCTTAGACGCGACAACTTGGGCACGCCATCAGAAGGTCGGCAAGGGGCCGGCGAAATCGATCTTGATGGCACTCGCCGACTACGCGAACGAGAACTTCGTTTCCTACCCGAGCGTTGAGACCTTGGTCGCATGGACCGAGCAGGACCGTAAGACCGTGCTTGCGAACCTCGATCGCCTGAAGGAAAGCGGCTGGATCACGGACACGGGCGAGCGCGCCGGGCGTACGCGTCAGGTCGTCGTCTACCAGATCAATGTGGCTCGCGGTGTGGAAGTGAAGATCGGGCCGCGAGAGTTATTAACAGGCCCGAAATCGGAACCGTCCCAAAACCGGAACGGTTCCGAAAACGGAACAGTACCGAATTCCACCGGAAACAGTCCCAATTTCGACGGGAAACAGTCCCAAAAACCGCCGGAAACAGTCCCAAATTTGGGACACAGAACAGTAGGAACAGTAGAGAACGGTGGGAACAGTGTTGGTGTGCGCGGAACGCGCTTACCCGACGACTGGGTTTTGACCAAGGCATTGGGTGAATGGGCGCTCGCCGAGCAACCTACGTGGACTGTCGATCACGTCCGCAAGGTTGCCGAGAAGTTCGCCGATCACTGGCGAGCCCAGCCGGGGCAGAAGGGGCGCAAGACCGATTGGGCCGCAACGTGGCGGAACTGGGTTCGCACCGAGAAGCCGCTGTCGGGGGCACCGAGCGGCAGCGGAAAGCAGGGGGCGCTTGAGGCGAAGAACAGCGAGGTTGCCCGTCGATGGGCGTCAGGAGGTGCGGAATGATTGATTCGAATCGTGGCGCGTTTGCTGAACTGATTTCGGGCGTCTATGCGTTTTACGGCCGAGAGGCATCCGATTTCGCGCTGAGTGTGTGGTGGGCGGCGATGCAGCCGTTTGATCTGGCTGCCGTACACGACGCGATGAACCGCCATTGCGTGAATCCGGACAGCGGACAGTTCCTGCCGAAGCCGGCGGACATCGTGAAGATGGTGCAGGGCTCGACGCAGGACTCCGCACTGGTTGCGTGGGCGAAGGTTGACCGCGCCATTCGGTCGTGCGGCACATACAACAGCGTCGTTTTCGACGATGCGCTGATCCATCGGGTGATCGTCGAAATGGGCGGTTGGGTGTTGGTCGGTGGCAAAGGCGAAGAGGAATGGCCGTTCGTTCGGAACGAATTCGTCAACCGCTATCGCGGCTACAAGATGCGCAGCGAAACGCCCGAATACCAGCCGGTGCTGATCGGCATGGCCGAGGCACAGAACAACCGTACCGGCCACAAAAGCCAGCCACCCGTGCTGATCGGCGATGCCCGTGCTGCTCACCAGGTGATGCTCGCCGGCCACGACAAGCCCATGCTCGGTTTTGTACGCATGTCGCCGGAGCTGGCGGCAAATCGGCCGGTGCCGATGCTTGGTGCGGCATGACGTCCGGCGAATGTCGCGAGCGGTTCATGGCCGCAGTGCGAGAAGCGCGTGCTGGTCGGAATGGCAAAGCACACGCGCTCATCACATCGGTGCGTGAACGCTTTGGGGATGCGGCAGCCGAGACGGCGCGCCGTGAATTACGAAATTTCGTGGATAGCGACAAGAAGGCATGACGAAACGAACAGCTTGGCCGATGCGAGTCGAGGCCGGAACGAAGAACATCGGAACGGCACGCATCCGCGACGACTCGCGTTCGAAGATGGCGGCCGCGCAGCGAGCGATCTTCGATACGACCGGCAATCGTCCACAAGTAGACGCCGGATTCGACGACATTGGCGACGGCGTAGGGGCGGCGCCGCTCCTGACGCCGGCATACCGCCGGGCCGACGCCAAGACGCGTATGCAGGCTCTTGGTCGATTGAAAGCCGGCGAGATGAACCAGACCGAAAAGCGCTACGCGGAACACTTGGAGGCGCGCAAGCAGGCCGGCGAGATCACCTGGTATCGCTTTGAGGGCATCAAGTTCCGCCTGGCTGACAACACGTTCTACACGCCGGACTTCGCCGTGATGCTGGCAGACGGGCAACTCGAAGCGCACGAGGTCAAGGGCCATTGGCAGGACGACGCGCGCGTAAAGGTCAAGGTTGCAGCGGATCGATATCCGGTGCGCTTCATCGCCGTGAAGGCAAATTCGAAGAAGGCCGGCGGAGGCTGGCAAGTGGAGGAATTCTGATGGCCGAGCGAAAGATGAGCCTCGCGCAGCGTCGCATCTGCGAGTGTCTGCAGAAAAACCCGGGGCTGGTTCAGCGCGAACTGGCTGTAAGACTCGGTATTACGGTCGAGGGAATTAAGAAGACCGTGCGGCATTTGATTGCGGGCGGCTATGTGAAGCGCGGGCGCCGTGATCGGAAAGGGGCGCTGCTGAGCCTCACCGGCAAGCCGTTCCCTCCGTCGAGCGAATGCATTCCGACGCACGTCAAACGGCAACTTGCAATCGACATTGGCATGAGTGCGTTGTTGCCGGCAATGCGTGCAATGGTCAACGTCGGGCGGGCGGCGGCATGAAGCGGTCAGGTTTCGGGCCGCGAAAGAAACCGATGGCGCGTGGTTCGTGGTCCCGGAAAAGCTCACCGCTACCCGAGCAGGCGCCGCGAAAAATCGCAATGAAGCGCCGCCCCAAACGCCCGACCGTCGCCGAAGGCTCGAAGTATCTGGCGGCTTGCCGTGGCGAGCCGTGCTATCTGCGCGTGCTAGGCGTCTGTCGCTTCAATCCGCTCGACGAAACCGTGGTGCCGTGCCATTCGAACCAGTCGCGGCACGGGAAGGCTGGTCTGCTGAAGGCAAAAAACGAATTCACGGTTCCAGGCTGCATGTTGTGCCACGCATGGATTGATCAGAACCGCGTCGGCACGACGAAGCAGGCCAAGTTCGACGTTTGGGATCGGGCATATGAGGAATGGGCACCGGTCCGCGCCCGAAAGATGGGAGAAGCAAATTGCCAGTGAGGATGTGGGTGCACGTCCCAGCGGGGATGCGCAGCACCCCGCGTAAGCGCGGGATGGGAGCGATGATCGTCACGGAGATCACTCGGAAGATCGACGCGACGGTGTTTCGGCTGGCGCGAATTCCGACGGTCAAGCGTCAGTTGGTGACGGCAGTCGAGGCAGACGTGTTTATACCGGAGATGTACAGAACCCATATAGCAAAGGGTGATCCGCGGTGGGTGGCTCCGGGCGTATTTCGGACGAAGGTCTACTGGGTGGACAACAAGAAGTCGCGCGTGCTCGGGCAGTTCCTTGAGAGCGGGGCGTTCGAATTGGATTTGAGGGAGGCGGAATGAGCGCTCACGCATACATCTTCTATGCCGAAGTGCCGGAACGGCTGGTCGAGTCGGCCGTGCAGCATCGAGACAGCGAGACGGGCGCGCAGCTCATCACGTTCGACGAATGCCCGTACAGCGGCGAGATCACAGAAACGCAACACGGCATCCAGATCGAGTACTCGTGGCCGGTCAACGTTACCTATCGGCATGCGCTCGGCGACTGGTTTACGCACCACCGCATCAATTTCACCGTGGTGATGTGAGCGCGAGCAAGAGAATCACCAATACTTCCGTGAGGCAACCGATGGATTTCATTTTCAATAGCACGCGACAGGCACTGCACGTCTCGTTCCTGATCCTCGCGAGCGAGCCGCGCGCGAAGAACGTATTGCGCACGGCATTGATCCGGGCAATGGAACTGGAGCCGGAGCTATCGTCGGATCAGCGGCAATGGCTGGAACAGCTCATGGGATCGGAGGCTAACTCCATCGTCAATTTCTCGGGGCTCGATATGGCGGAAGTTCGCGCGCAGTGTGCGGCAGTTGTAAGCGCTGTTCGCACAAAGCTCATTGAGGCCGAGCGCTGGGCCGTGCTGGCGCGCTTTGGGCAGATGGGTGACGTTCGTGACGAGGAGGGCGTAAAGCGCTTCTTCTTCCTGCCCGAGCGGGCCGATGCGATTCGAAGCCTCTCCCGTTGGCTGTCTCCGACTTTCCCAGGGGTCTCGATGCTCGCGCTCGACTGTCTGCTCGCTCGGCTATATGCAAATCATGCGAAGGCGACGATCAGCTTCCGCGACTTGGCTCGGCAGTTCGGCGCGAGCCACATGACGTATAAGCGCGTGTACGAGAAGGTCGAGCAGCGTATGCGCGAAGTGGAGGCGCTGGCGGTGAACCGACTCGCGCCTTACTTCGAAGAGACTGGACTGACTGCACGAACAACAGAATTGGTGTGATGCGGATTTCAGCAGTTGCGATCAACCGGTTCTACGGTCGCATGTCAGTCGTCCAAATCTATGTCTAACTCTGACGACTGTGCGCTGTCAAAGAGGCTGCGCACAATTTCATAGTCACTGTACTGTTGGGTTGTCGAAAAAAAGTAATCCTTGAATTTATTGGTATCGGTGTACTTGATATTGAATCGACCGACTTCTTCTATGTCATCGAATTTGTAAGTAATTGATAATTTGAAATTATCCTGAACAATCGTGACGGTCGACGCATCATCGTCGTAATTCCATGTCATCAATCCCTTCTCGGTTCGCTCTCGGAGATTGACGACAAGCTCTTGAATTTTTGCGGGCAGCATCTTTAGCTCCGGTTGGCAGGATTGTGTCGCTCTACTGCCGCTTTGATTACGAGCAGCTTCTTCAAAATTTCGTGCTTCTGAGGCTTACTGAGCCCCGCAGCGGCATTCACTCGCGTGGCGGAGGTGAGTCGGAACTCAATTTCGTTCAGGTCGCTTAGCTTTGACGCGGGACTAGTTTCTGAGGCAGAGAACTTTGGGATGGTGCGGACGCAGAGCTTACGAAAGTGTTGGTAGGCACCCAAAGCGGCGTCATAGCGTTCACTAACCACAGCGGTTGTAGTCACATCGATCGCTGCAAGGCAATCGCTGACGGCAGAAGCATCTTCAACCCGCTGCATCGCTTTGACCGCTTCAGCAGTTTGCACCTGTAGCGACTTAGTCGTCTGGACGGAGTGGGCAATTTCCGCGACAGCCAGCAGGAGTGCAACAATCGTTGCGACGGTGCCCCAGTAGGACGCGACATTCATGTTGGCTGTCGAGGAGATGATGTCGCTACGCAGCCATACTGCGAGAGCGATGACACCAAAGGCGATCCCCCAGAGGGATTTTCTGAAATTCATTCTGGTCAAATAGTGGGTGTTCGCAGGAGATATCGCGGCGTATTCTAAGCTGATTCGTGCGAAAAGTGGGGCTAGGTGAGCAAGCAGGCCGGCCGGATACGGATGCTGCGGACGGGGCTGCTGAGCGATGGTCGCTCGATAGAGTGGCGTTAAAGCTAGACAATTGCTTCTCGCCGGACATCGGTGATGACGTTGAAAGAGTGCCGCTTGCGAAACGTGGGTGTGCTCGCAATGTGGGCTTGACACCGCTGTTACAGTAGCATATGATTTTTGTCATGCTGCACAAGTTGCATGAAGAGAAGCCCGCCCAGTTTGCTGAGCGGGCTTTTTCGTTATGCGGGCTCCAGATTCGACCATCGTCTGCCGTTGGATTCCGTCACGAGAATTTCAAAGGTGAGTCCGGTTTCTTTGGCGGCAGCCTTGGCTTTGTTAAGGACTTCGTCGACAGTTGCCGTTCCGGTGAAGTTATATTCAGCGGATGGAAGGTGATACGACTTACCTTCACTGTCTTTGATGAATCGCGAGAAACCTTTCGCCTTCATGGCGTCGTGCAGCCGATCGTAGTCGTCCGAATCTGCTTCGTGCAGTTCGACTCGCGTAGTAAATCTCGTCATTTTATTTCCCGTATTTGTGTGCCGGCCCTTCCGGCACATCGATTCTACCGTCGCCAGTGCACATTGACTGCCGATGGCTTCCTCGCACCAACGACCCGTATGGCCCGCAAGCTCACGACACTTAAGCCTCGTGTCCAGACATTGGCATCCAGTCGCGTGGCGACCGCCGTCCCGGGCTCATGGCGCGTTGGAAAGGTGAGCAGCACTGCGCGCGGCTACGGCTACGTGTGGCAAAAGCTCAGGGCTGACCACCTCGCGAAGAATCCACATTGCGTGTACTGTCTGCGCGAGCTCGGCATGGCGGGCTGGTCGCCTGCTGATGTGATTCTCGCGTGTGCCGCGCGTGGGATCGCTGAGCCGCTGGGCACGATCGGCGATCACATCGTTGCGCACCGTGGTGATCGCCGGTTGCAGTTGGACCCGAGCAATGTCCAGACGCTGTGCAAGCCGCATCACGACAGCGCGAAGCAGCGCGAGGAGCGAGGCGGCAGGCGATGAGGTCCAGGGGGCGTCAAAAGTCTGATGGCCGCCTCGACCTAGACCGCACGTTCCCTCACGCGCAGAAAATTTCCCCTTTTCAGGATTTTGTTAATGGCTTTAACAGCGAAAAAGCGGAAGTTCGCCGATGCTGTTTTAGCCGGCAAGTCCAATAAGGACGCGGCTATCGCGGCAGGCTACAGCCCCGCGACAGCATCGGCGGCCGGGTCGCGCCTTGTTAAAGACAAGGATGTGGCCCTTTATCTCGCCGCGAATCGCGTGAAGATGGAATCGAAGTCCACCGGACACGCTGAACAGTCGTCGCCACGACAGAAGCCGGCCGGGTTCGACCTGGACGCGATGACGAACTTCACTGACCCGAAGGCGTTTCTTATCGCGGCGATGAATGACGCGCGGACGGAGCCGAAGTTGCGGATCGACGCGGCAAAAGCGCTGATGCCGTTCGTTCACAAGCGGCTGGGCGAAGGCGGCAAGAAGGAGCAGCGTGACGAGGCTGCGAAGAAGGCGGCAAGCCGGTTTGCTCCGGCGGCGCCGCCGCGGCTCGTCGCTAACGGCGGTAAGAAGGTCGACTGATGGACTGGACAACAGCATGCCCCGATTGGGAAAGGCGACTGATTGCTCGCGAGTCGATCATTCCGCCGCCGATTTTCCCCGACGAAGCTGAGCGGGCGGTCGCAATCTTCAAAGAACTGCGGGTTACTGACCTGCCCGGAAAGCCGACGTTCGGCGAGTGCAGCGAGCAGTGGGTGTTCGATTTCGTCGCGGCGATCTTTGGCGCGTACGACGCGGAGACTGGCAAGCAACTGATCCGTGAATTCTTCCTGCTCATCAGCAAGAAGAATTCGAAATCGACGATCGCGGCCGGAATCATGCTGACCGCCGTAATTCTGTGTTGGCGCGAGGAAGAAGAACACCTGATTCTCGCGCCGACGAAGGAAGTGGCAGACAACAGCTTCAAGCCGGCGGCGGGGATGATCCGGGCCGACGACGAGCTGTCCGAGCTGTTCCACGTCCAGGACCATATCCGTACGATCACGCACCGCGTAAGCCGAGCGTCGTTGAAGGTGGTCGCGGCCGACACTGACACAGTATCGGGCAAGAAGTCGGGCAAGATTCTTATCGACGAGCACTGGGTTTTCGGTAAGAGGGCGAACGCTGAAGCGATGTTCATGGAGGCCACTGGAGGCCAGGTGTCGCGCGACGAAGGATGGGTCATCATCCTGACAACGCAAAGCGACGAGCCGCCCGCTGGTGTGTTCAAGGAGAAGTTGCAGTATCACCGCGACGTCCGCGACGGCAAGATCGCTGACCGGAAGTCGCTCGGCGTGCTGTACGAGTTCCCGGCAGAGATGGTCAAGTCAAAAGCCTATCTCGATCCGGCCAACTACTACATTACGAACCCGAACCTCGGGCGATCGGTCAGTGCGGAATGGCTGGAGGATCAACTCACCAAGAACCGGGCGAAGACAGACGGATCGTTTCAACAGTTCATCGCGAAGCACCTGAACATCGAGATCGGCATGAATCTCCGGTCCGACCGTTGGGCCGGCGCCGATTTCTGGATCGGAGCCGCGCTCCCTGAGCGTGTCAGCTTTGAAGATCTGCTCGATGCGTGCGAGGTGATCGCGCCTGGTGTTGACGGCGGCGGCCTCGACGACTTGCTCGGGTTGGCTGCCGTCGGTCGCATGCGCGGAACGCGGAACCAGCTCGCCTGGGCGCACGCGTGGGCTCATCCATCTGTACTCGAACGCCGGAAAGAAATTGCTCCGGCGCTTCACGATTTCGAGAAAGCGGGCGATCTGACGATCGTGTCTCGGATCGGCGAGGATGTAGTGCAGGCGGCCGAGTATGTGGCGCGTATCGAGCGCGCGGGGTTGCTGTATAAGGTCGGCGTTGACCCGGCGGGCATCGGTGCAATCCTCGACGCGCTCGCGGCCATGAAGGTACCCGAAGACAAGGTGATCGGCATCTCGCAGGGCTGGAAGCTTTCCGGGGCCATCAAGACGACGGAACGGCGCATCGCGGCAGCATCGGGGCAGCGAATCGAGGGCGACGAGGCTCCGGATGGCGCGCTGTATCACGGCGGCCAGCCACTGTTGACGTGGGCTGTCGGAAACGCGCGCGTCGTGCCGGTCGGCAACGCCGTGAATATCACGAAGCAGGTGAGCGGGACGGCAAAAATCGACCCGCTGATGGCGTTATTCAACGCCGTGTCGCTTATGGCGCTCAATCCGCCCGCGCAGGGCCAATCGGTCTACGAGTCGCGCGGCATTCGTTTTCTCTGAGGTGTGAATGGGTTTGTTCGATTTCTTCCGGCGCGAAAGCCAGCCGGAGGCCCACGCTCGCCCTGTGGAGCCGTCATTTCAAGCGTCGACGGCCGCTGCTGCGCCGCCGCCTGGCGAGACATTCAACGGGCTCGACGATCCCCGGCTGCTTGAGTACATCCGCCGGGGTGAGCTTGACGGCGGCGCAGGTCACGGCGCGCGGGCCTTGAGAAACATGGCCGTCCTGCGCTGCGTGACCCTGATTTCGGGGACGATCGGCATGTTGCCGATGAACCTGATCAGCAGCGACGACAGCAAGCAGGTGCAGTCGGACGATCCGGCGCATCGGTTGCTGAAGTACAAGCCGAACGACTGGCAGACGCCAATGGAGTTCAAGAGCCTGATGCAATTGCGCGCGCTGCTTGACGGTCAGTCGATGGCGCGCGTGATCTGGTCCGGCAATCGGCCGATTCGCATGATCCCGATGGATCGAGGATCGGCGAAGCCGAAGCTGACCGCGGCGTGGCAAATCGTCTACGACTACACCACGCCAGGTGGTGACGTGGTGACACTGCCGGCGCGTGAGGTGTTCCACCTCCGCGACTTATCGCTCGACGGCATTAATGGGATTTCGCGCGTGAAGCTTTCGCGCGAAGCGCTCGAACTGGCAGAGCAGGCCGAGAGGGCGGCGTCGAGAACGTTCCGCACCGGCGTGATGGCTGGCGGTGCAATCGAGTTTGAGAAGGATCTGTCCGACGCAGCCTACAAGCGTCTGAAGGAGTCGCTCGCAGAGAACCACTCGGGGGCGGAAAACGCGGGAAGTTGGATGCTCATCGAGGAGGGCGGAAAGTCGAAGCAATTCACTGCGACGGCAGTGTCGGCGCAGCAGATCGAGAATCGGAACCATCAGATCGAAGAAGTCGCGCGCATGTACGGCGTGCCGCGCCCGCTCTTGATGATGGACGACACGAGCTGGGGCAGCGGGATCGAACAGCTTGCGATCTTCTTCATTCAGTACGGCCTTTCGCACTGGTTCGTGTCTTGGGAGCAGGCAGCGGCGCGGTCGTTCCTGCCAGACAAGATGCTCGGCCGGCAGCAATTCAAATTTAACGAGAGCGCGCTGTTGCGCGGTACGTTGAAAGACCAGGCCGATTTCTTGGCGAAGGCTCTCGGCGCTGGCGGGCATTCGCCATGGATGAAGCAAAACGAAGTCCGCGAGACGTTGGACCTGCCTCGCGTCGACGACCCGGTTGCCGATCAGCTCCGGAATCCGATGACACAGAAACCGAAGGGAAGTGGCGATGAGCCTCCTCAAACTGCCTGAGATCAATTTTCAGCGCCCGAGCGCGCAACTCCAGTTTGGCATCGCACCGAAGGCGATGACGCAATGGAACGCGTCGATCCAGGCGGCGACCGACTCTGGCGAAGCGAGCATTTCGATTCTCGATGTCATCGGGCAGGACTATTGGACCGGTGAAGGCGTCACGTCAAATCGGATCGCTGGCGCGCTCCGCGCAATCGGCCGGAACCCGGTGACGGTGAATATCAATTCGCCTGGTGGCGACATGTTCGAGGGTGTCGCTATCTACAACATGCTTCGCGAGCACGCTGGACACGTCACGGTGAAGGTGCTCGGCATGGCAGCGTCGGCGGCATCGATCGTCGCGATGGCCGGCGACACCATCCAGATCGGTCTGCCGGCCTTCTTCATGGTGCACAACGGCTGGATCGTCGCGGCCGGCAACCGGAACGATTTCCGCGAACTCGCCGACTGGATGGAGCCATTCGATGCAGCGATGGCTGACGTCTATTCGGCGCGGACAGGAATCGCAGTCGCAGACGTGCGCGCGATGATGGACAAGGAAACGTGGGTCGGTGGTAGCGCTGCTGTCGATAAGGGGTTTGCAGACGATCTGCTCGACAGCGAGCAGATCAAGAAGGGGGAGAAGACGCAGGCGGCCGCTGTGCGGCGCCTGGAGTCGGCATTGCGCTCGTCCGGAATGTCGCGCGCCGACGCGATGAACCTAATTTCACAGTTTAAGTCCGGCCCGAGCGATTCGGTCGGCACCAGCGGCCTGAGCGATTCGGCAGCTAACGAAATTGCAGCAATGCTGCGGAATCTCTATCAACCTCCGAAGGGGTAACAATGGATGCACAGATCAAAGAAGCAATTGAAAGCGCAAACCGAACGTTCGCGCAGTTCAAGGAAGCGAACGATAAGCGAATCGACGCGCTCGAAAAAGGTCTGCCCTCGGCGGACGTGACGGCCAAGGTCGAGAAGATGGGCGACGCGCTCGAATCGCTGCAGGCGGCGATCGACGAGCACAGCGTGAAGATGGCGGCGTTGCAGATGGGCGGCGACGGCAAGCAGTTGCGCGACGCCGAGTACACGGACGCGTTCCGCGCGCACGTGAAGAAGGGCGAGATCAACGCCGCGCTGAACAAGGGCGCCGACGAGCAAGGCGGCTACCTGACTCCGGTCGAATGGGATCGCACTATCTCCGGCAAACTGGTGCTGATCTCGCCGATGCGCCAGTTGTGCCGCGTCCAGTCGGTTTCGAAGGCCGGGTTCTCGAAGCTGTTCAACATGGGTGGCACTGCGAGCGGCTGGGTCGGCGAATCCGACCCGCGCCCGCAGACCGGCACGGGTACGTTCAAGTCGCTCGCATTCTCGTCGGGTGAAATCTACGCGAACCCGGCGGCGACGCAGCAGATCCTCGACGACGCGGAAATCGATCTCGAGTCGTGGCTCGCGACCGAGGTGCAGACTGAGTTTGCAAAGCAGGAAGGCAAGGCGTTCCTGGCTGGTGACGGCAAGAATAAGCCGAGCGGACTGCTGACTTACGTCGCGGGCGGCACCAATGCGGCTGCGCATCCGTTCGGTGCGATTGAGGTCGTGAACAGCGGGGCTGCCGCTGACATTGCGTCGGACGGCATCATCGACCTGATCTACGACCTGCCGAGCGCCTTCACGGGTAACGCACGCTTCACGATGAACCGCAACACGCAACGGTCGGTGCGCAAGCTGAAGGACGGCCAGGGCAATTACCTGTGGCAGCCGTCGTTCGTTGCCGGCCAACCGGCGACGCTGGCCGGTTATCCGGTTACGGAAGTGCCGGATATGCCGGACATCGCGGCGAACTCGACGCCGGTCCTGTTCGGCGACTTCCAGCAGACGTACCTGATCGTCGATCGCATCGGTGTGCGCGTGCTGCGTGATCCGTACACGGCCAAGCCGTACGTGCTCTTTTACACGACGAAGCGTGTGGGTGGCGGCCTGTTGAATCCGGAGCCGATGCGCGCGCTGAAGATCGCGGCAGGCGCATAAACGGTCGGTCAGCGGAGAGTCGGGTATTGAGGGGCGTCTAGCGGCGCCCCTTTCTTTTTTCTACAGGAGAAATCGTATGGCGACGCTGATCAAGCCGTTCAAGGGCGTGAAGAACGGCGAAATCTACCCGACCGAGTTCAAGGTCGGGGACGAGTGCCCGGAAGAGCTCGAAGACGGCGCCCGCGCATTCGGTGCGCTGGAGGGCTCGGAAGAGAAGAAGCCGGCCGCACCGAAGAAGTAAGCGATGGCGCTCGTCGAACTGAATCTGGCGCTTGGGTTTGTGCGTGCCAACGCTGGCGTCGAGGATGACATCGTACAGGTGCTGCTCGACGGGGCTACACAGTCGGCGGTCGATTACTTGAATCGGCAGGTTTTCGAGACAGAGGAGGCGATGGCCGCTGCGCTCGCTGCCGAAACTGCCGGCGAAAGCCCGATGGTCGTTAATGCAGCAATTCGTGCTGCAATTCTGAAGATTACGGCCGAGCTTTACGCGAATCGTGAAGAAACGGCATTCGGACCGGTCACCGACCTTCCGGTCAACGCACGAACACTGCTGCGACCGCATCGAATCATTCCGGGGGTATAGGCGTGTTGCGTTCAAGCGATCTAACCGAGCGCGTCGTCATCGAGCGTAGGAGCGGCCGAACGAACGAGAACGGCGAACCTTTGCCCGATGACTGGGTGAAGCACGACGACGCCTGGGCGAATGTCCTGTTTGTCAGTGGCAAAGAACAGGTCGTCTCTGGCGCGGTGCGAAGCTCCGCCGTTGCGAGTATACGTATCCGGTTTCGGAGCGATATCGATAGCGAAATGCGAATTCGCTACGACGGCCAGTTATACGACATCGTCGCGGTGCTACCGAATCGTCGAAAGGGCAGTCTCGATTTGCCTGTGAAGGTGGGGGAGAAGTATGTCTAGCATTCAAGTAATCGGGTTGGCGGACCTGCGTGCCGATTTCGAAAGGCTGGCGAAAGCGCAGTCAACGAAAGCGCTCAGGCGCGCAACAGTGGCCGGCGCGAAGGTGATCCGCGACGCGGCTCGCGCGCGGGCTCCGAAACGGAGCGGAAAGCTGAGACGAAACATCGTCTCGGCAGCGCTTCGTCAGAAAGACGCGCCGGGCCTGGCGACGGCCGGCGTGCGCGTTCGATCAAAGGGCAAGGGCGACTCTCCGACCAATGCGTTTTACTGGCGCTTTGTCGAGCTCGGTACCCAACACATGAAGGCCGAGCCGTTCATGCGGCCGGCGTTCGACGCGTCGCTCGCCCAGGCCGAGGGCGCGATTCGGACGGAGATCGCGCGCGCGATCGACGAGGTGAGCAGGGGGCGGTTGTGAGCGCGCTGGTCATCCGTAATGCGATCGGGACGGTAGGTGACGCCAAGGGTTATGTCGCAGTCGCTTCGTCAACCGCCAAGTCGCCGTACTACGTTGTGTCACGCGTGAGCGGCGCTCGCGATATCGCGCTTGGCGGGCCGACGGGTGGCAAGTCTGGTGCATTTCAGATCGATGTGTACGCAAGCACCTACACGGAGGCAGATGCGCTCGCCGATCAGGTGATCGACCGGGCGTCGTCGAGTGGGGAGTTTTCCGTCGGTGGTGTCGGCGAGCTGCCCGATGACTTTTCGAGCGCCACTGGGGATTTCCGGGTGAGTATCGAAATCTCCGTGCAGTTCTGAATGATTCAAATTCTGTTTGGCCCGCCGCGTGCGGGCCTTTTTCTTGTGAGGGGCTTATGGCCGAGAAGAGCAGGCGCATGAAGGCGCAGGGAACGAAAGTTGAAGTTTCGAAAACTGTTTCGACGGACCTCGACGACAAAACACTCGTTTTCGTGGATCTCAATACGACGGGGAAGACGTTCCAGTGGCAAGGCGGGCAGTCGTCTGAAATCGACGCGACGACGATCGCGAGCGAGGAAAAGGAATTCGAGCTGGGCCTGCCGGACCCGGGCGAGTTCTCGGTCGACGGAAACTTTTCGTCGGACGACGAAGGCCAGGCAATTCTCCGCGGGGCGCGTGCGACCGGCGAGAAGCATGTTTTCCGCACGACGTTCGTCAACGGCTCGCAATTCCTGTTCGTCGGCATGGTGCGGCAGTACACGTGGTCGGCTGGTGTCGACGGTCTCGTCGCAGCGACTTTCAGCGTGCGCGTCAGCGGTGCGCCGAAGCTGATTCCGCCGCCGGCGCCGCCGGCAGGTTAATCCGAGAAATAGGTAAACGAGGGAAAGATGAAAGTAAATTCGGAACTGAATAGCGATCTGCGCGCGGCGATCCTGAATCCGCTCGGCAGCTGGCGCCACGAGTTTGTCCCGATGCCGGAATGGGGCGGGCAGATCGTCGCTGTGCGCGAGCCGTCGCTTGAGGATCGCACTTTCTGGCTCGATCCGCTGACCACCGAGGCGGGCGTGGAGCCGAGCGACTCGGAAGACGCAGCGCGCCAGAAATACCAGAAAGTACGCGCGGAAGCGCATCGCAGCGCGCTCGCGCGGCTGTTCGTGCGCGTGCTTCACGTCGATACGCCGGACGGCTGGCGCCGCATGTTTGCCGACGACGATGTCGGTTTGGTCGAGAGCGCATATGGCGCGGCTCACGATCGCATCGTCAACAAGGCGCTCGATCTTGGCAAGCTGACTGTCGATCCGGTCGACGACGGAAAAAAGCCTTCCGCCGAAATCCAAGCCTCCGACTCGAACTGACGTTGGCGCTGCGGCTCGGTAAGACGCTTGCCGAGCTGCGCACGCAGATGTCCGCGGCTGAATTCGCATTGTGGCAGGCGTTCGATGCCGAGTCGCCGATTGGTGACGACCGTTACGACCTGCACGCCGCGATGATCGCATCGGCGGCATTCCAGTCGCAGGGGGCGAAAGTCAAGGTGGCCGACATGATGCCGAACTGGGCCGGCGAACAGGGTGAATCTGATGGCGCTCACGTTGAGGACGATCCGTTTTACGCGGGTCTTATGAGTTTGGCAAAGTAGGCGGAATCAAATATGTCAATCAGTCTGCGCGAGCTGGTGGTCAGCGTTACCGCGAATACGTCGGAATACGACCGTCGTATGGCGAGGCTGGGATCGACGGCTAACTCGTATTTCAATGCGGTTCGTGACGGAGGGCGGATCGCTGACGCTGCATTTGGCTCCAATGCTGCGAGCGTGTACGTCACGGTTCGCGCGATCGAGTCTGCACGCGGTTCGATTCAGGGGTATGTCGCGGCCGCGGCTGCCGCCTTCGGCGTTCACCAGCTGATCGAATACGCGGATGAATGGACGAACCTGAGCAACCGGCTCAAGATCGTCACGCGGGATCAGATCGATTTCGCCGTTGCGCAAAACGATGTGCTTCGCATTGCGCGCGACACGCGCCAGCCGCTCGACGCGACGGCCGAGCTGTATCAGCGTATTGCGAACAATGCGTCGCATCTGGGTTTGTCGATCAAGCAAGTCGGTCCGCTTGTCGAAACGATCAGTAAGGCGGTTGCATTGTCGGGCGTGTCAGCTGACACGGCTCGTCTCGGGATTGTGCAGCTTGGCCAGGCGCTCGCGACCGGCCAACTGCGCGGGCAGGACCTGAACAGCGTGCTCGAAGAATTGCCGGGCGTCGCGGATGCGATCGCGCGGGGGATGGGCAAAAGCTCGTCGCAGCTGAAGTCGCTCGCGGAAGAGGGGAAGCTGACCGTCGAGAACCTGATCGACGCGTTGGAGCGGGCGGGATCGAGCACTGATGCGTTGTTCGGCAAGGTCGAGATGACCGTAGGTCAGGCGATGACGCGCCTGCAGACGGAAGTTGTCGCCTACGTCGGGCGTGCCAACGAAGCGACGGGGGCGAGTTCCAAACTCGCACATGGCATCACGAACGTCGCCGAGAATCTCGACACGATCGTACAGGTAGGGGCGTCGCTCGCGGCGGGGCGGATCGCGGCGTACTTCACGCTCTCCGCGGTTGCAGCGGCAAAGGCTACCGCCGCGTGGGTCGCCGCCCAGAAAGCTCTCGTTGTCGAGACCGTCATCGAGAACCAGGCCGCGCAGTCGGCGGTGCTCAAGGCGCGGTCCAAGAATGAAGAGGCGACGGCGACGCTTGAGAGTGCGCGCGCGACTGAAATCGCCGCGCAGGCCGAGCTTGCCGGTATCCGCGTGATGCGTGAAAGCCTGGCGATGCAATCGTCATTGACGGCCGGCTCGATCGCGTACACCGAGGCGAAGCTTGCCGAGGCGCGGGCGATTGAGACGGCCGCGATTGCGCACGTGGGCGTGTCTCAAGCAAATCTGGCGCGTAGTCAGGAAATCGGTGCCCGGGTCGCAGGCACTCCATACGCGGCGATCATTGCGAGAGAGACGGCCGCCGCGAAACGGGAGCTGGAGCGGGCCGAAGCATCGCTCGCTCTGGCGCAGCAGCGTCGTGCAGCGCTCGAACAGGCTGCCCAAAAAAGCCACGTCGATAGTGCGCGCTACGCCGCATCGCTTGCCGAAACGAATCGCGGTCTTGCTGCAGCGGAGCGTGAGGTTGCGATGGCGACGCAGGCGCGCGAGCGCGCTGAGCGCGCGGCTGCTGGCACGACGACAGGGTTGGCAGCTGCGACAGAGCGTGCAGCTCTGGCGCAAGCAGCGAACGCACGAAGCGGGACGATGATGCGTGCGGTGGGAAGCGGGCTGCTGTCCGTGTTCGGCGGCTTGCCGGGCATCTTGACGATGGCCGGCATGGTCGCTGTTGGCGTCGCGGCAAACTGGCTGCTGTTCCGGGACAACGCGAACAGTGCGACGTCGAGCCTGATCGACATGCAGGCGCCGCTCGATCAGATCATCGACAAGTATCGGCAGCTGACGCCGCTCATACAGGAGGCAGAGCGGCTTCGCGTTGAAAAGGTTGGTCAGCGCGCACATGCTGATGCAGCGGCGGGCTATCAGACGCTTGCATTCAAGGCGACGCAGGCGGTCATGCCGGCGTCGATGGACGGCGGCATAGCGGTCATCTCGCCGGAAGCGCAGGAAGCGGTCGACAAGTTCAATGTGTCTCTTCGCGCGGTCGAGGCGTCGACGGACAGTGTTGTCGAAAAATCGAAAGCTCGGCTGGGGCTTATCGATGAATTCGTGAAGGCGTCCGGCGGTGGGGCTGAGCTTCGTGAATCTCTGATTTCCGCTGCAGAAGCGATTGACAATGCGGAGGGGGCGGCACGGAAAAACTCCGAGGCCCTTTCTGCGATGGGCGCATCCGGGCGAGATGCCGCTGCAGGAATCCGGTTGCTTACGGAGGAAAGCAACTTCTTTGCCGGTGGTATGGCGGCGGAAGCGTGGGGCAAGTATGTCGACAAGCTGAAAGAGGCGTCCGCTGTTATCGGCATGACGGCTCAGCAGCGTGCCGAGTACGAGGCAAAGGCTAAGGGCGCGAACGCCGCGGAAGCGCGGCAAGCGGGCTTGATCGAGGGGCGAGCTGATGCCTACAAGGCGCTTGAAAAGGCCATCCAGGACAAGGACGCTAAGGCCGAGGCCGGCGCTCGAAGGAACATCGACAATCTGACGCGCGAGCTCGCGCTGATGAATCAGCAGATGGTCGTCGCTGGTGCGCTGGCTGAATTCCAGGCGGACCTTGTCAGCAAGAAATTCGAGAAGTTTGGATTCAATGCGGATGCAGCACGCGCGGCTGCCGACGCACGAGGCAAGCAGGCGTTCGACGAGACAGTCGCTTCTTCGGCGGCGCAAGTGGCGCGAATCACCGTCAACGCGCCGGGCCTGAAAAAGTCATCCGGCGCACACAAGGGCAGCTCGACGTCCGAGGGCGAACGGCTGCTCGACAACATCAACCAGCGCATTGCCCAGCTGCGCGTCGAGGCGGTCGCGACGGACAAGCTGACGCAGTCGGAAAAGGATCTGCTCGGTTTCGACCAGAAACTGACGGATCTGCGCGGCAAGCGCACGAAGCTTTCCGACGGCGATAAGAGCTTGCTACGTGATCAACAGGCGATTCGCGCCGCGTACGAGCGGGCGGTGCAGCTCGAAAAGGAGGTCCGTTATCACGACGCAATCAACAAGCTGAAGGAGCGCAGCGCGCAGATCGATGCCGAGCTGGCCGACTACGCGTCGGAACGTCAACGCGAGGTTCAACGCGAGCTGGCCGCGATGTCGATGGGTGACAACGCGCGTGAGCTGAATCAGGCGACGAGCCGCGTGAGTGACGAGTTTCGGCGCCGACGCGACGACTTCACGAAGGGAGCGCGGAAAGACGGCACGCTCGGCTCGCCGGAGTATCTGGCCGAAATCGACCGAATCAATCGGGCTGAAGCGGAGCAGATCGAGCGGGAGCGTGGATACCTCGACCAGCGGCTTTCGTTGCAGCGCGACTGGCGGGTGGGTGCGAGTCGCGCCGTGGCTCTCTATCAGGAATCGGCAGGGAACGCGGCCGGGCGTGCGGAGGAAGCATTCACCAGCTCGTTTCGGAATCTCGAGGATGCGGTCGCGTCGTTCGCGGCAACCGGGAAGGTGGATTTCAAGGGGTTGGTGGACAGCATGATCGCCGACCTTGCGCGGTTCGCTGCGCGGGCCGCGATGGCGCCGGTATTCGGTTGGCTCGGCTCGGCGCTCGGTTTGGGCGCTTCGGCCGCGTCCGGTTTCAGTTCGTCGTCGCTGATGGGCGGCCTGGGTGGCGGGATTGCAGATGGCATTGCTGGCGCTGTAGGCGACAACCAGTACCGCTTTCACCTCGCGACCGGCGGAATGGTGTCGGGCCCTGGTACGTCGACGAGCGACAGCATTCCCGCGATGCTGTCGAACAATGAGTTCGTCGTGAAGGCGGCCGCGGTGCGCAAGCCGGGCGTTCTCCGGTTGCTGGAGGCGATCAATAGCGGCCGGGATGTCGGATTCGCCAAATTCGCTAACGGCGGGCTGGTTGGCGGAAGTAGAGCCGACAGCGCTTCGATCGATTCGCAAGGCGGTGGCTTCACGGTCAACGTGCCGGTGTCGATCGATGGCGGGGGCGGCGAACCATCGCAGATGATGGCAAGTGCGGAGTTCGTGAAGAAGCTAAGACAGCTTGTGATCGGACTCATCGAGGCTGAGCGTCGCCAAGGCGGCTCGCTTTGGAAACTCAGAAACGGGATCGGGTGATGGCCGACACATTTATCTGGTCGCCGACCGTGGGGGGCTTCGGCGGCGACACAGCGCTGCGTGTGCGTAAAGCCGGGTTTGGTGACGGGTACACACAGCGTGCGGCCGATGGCTTGAACAATCGGCAATCGACATACAACCTTCGCTTCGTCGGGAAGGCCACAAAAATTGCTGCGATCCTCACGTTCCTCGACGCACACGCTGGGGCGGCATCGTTTTATTGGACGCCGCCGCTCCGGCCGAAAGCGCAGTTCGTATGCGCGAAATACACGGAACCGACGAAGGATGGTGATGTGTACACGATCACGGCACAATTTGAGCAAGTGTTCGCACCGTAGGATAGGCGATGGGACAACTTCAAAAAATCTTCCTGGGAACCCCGCCGAAAGGGCAGGACGGGGACAACATTCGTATGGCAAACGTCAAGGCGAATGAAAATGTCGATGTGCTGGCTGCGCAGGCGGCGCTTACGTCCGCGGCGTTGATCACTGCATCGCAGACGTTGACCGCCGACCATATCGGTAAGCGGATCAGTGTGAGTATGGCGGCCGCCGGCGGAGTGATCAAAATGAAGCGGGCTTCGACATGCGAGCCTGATTCTGTCGTCTGGATCGTCAACGTCGGCGCGAAGCGTTTTACGCTTGGAGTCGACGATAATTCCGGCGATGTCCTCGCGCTCAGTGCGCTCAATGCGGGCGAGGCAGCAATGCTCGATACCGATGGCGTGCACACATGGCGAGTGCTGATCCGTGGTCGTACAACTGCCGACAATGAGGTGATCAATGCGAATCTCTCCGTCGGAGGTGCCCTGGCCGTCTCGGGAGAGAGCACGCTGTCCGGAAACGTCATGCTGGGTGGGAACGTTGCAGTGGGTGGCAATATCGGAGTGAGTGGCAACGTTGCGTTGGGCAGTGGAAAGCGAGTGTCCGGGGAATTCTCCGGTGGGCCGACAGATGCGTTGTTCCAGAACAGCGGGGCAAATAAGGTAACGCTGGTGGGGGCAATGCCGAGCGGCACAGGAAATCTGGCGGGTTGGCTTGGCTGGTCGGCCGATCTGTCTAAGTGGGCTGGCGTCTACTACGACGGCGGCTCATCCAGCGGCGCATTTGCCGTATCTAACGTTGAATGGCGGCTCATCCAGAACAGTGTTACGAAGGCCCGAGTCGCTCTTGATGGAAGCTACTACTATGGGTTTGCCGCATCCAACGGCCTAAGCAACGGCAATCTGGTTGCGGGGAACGTCGGCCCAAATGCCAATGGCTTAGGTATCTCACCAGACGGTGCGTATCTGGCGATCATGAACACCGCAAACGCCGGCAACCTATATTTGTCGAAGGGGCCGTCGGCTGGCAATTCGCAGTACGTCCAATTCTCCAATGCGGGGGGGGCCATCGGCAGCATTACGGCATTGTCGGGATTTACGGGCGTTGCGTATAACACCACATCCGACTATCGCCTGAAGGACGGCCTCGCGCCAATGACCGGGGCGCTAGCAAGCGTGCGCAAGGCAAAGCTGTATACCGGCTACTTCAAGTCGGATCCGCTGAGGATTCGGCAGGATATGGTGCTTGCGCACGAGATCTCGGAAATTGTGGCGGCAGCCGTGTCCGGTCAGAAGGACGCGGTCGAGCATGTTCCGACGTACCGCGATGGTTACGATCCGAACAACGTTCAACCCGATGACATCTTGTCGATCGAACAGGTGATTGTTCCGCAGCAGGTAGACCATTCGCGCCTGGTGCTGAGGCTATGGGGCGCGGTTCAGGAGCTTGCTGACGAGTTCGATGCTGCGTGCGCGCGGGTCAAAAGACTGGAGGAGCGCCAATGAGTATTTCGGCCGACATCCAGCAGCTCGAGCCCGGGCACCTGATCGAGCTTTTCGAGGTCGACTGCTTGGCGATAGGCGGTGACGTGCTGCGTTTTCATGGCCACCTACAGTCGACGTCGATATTCTGGCAGGGGCGCGAATATCGCCCGTGGCCGATTCGAGCGGCCGGGTTCGAGCGCACGTCGGACGCCAGGCAGCCTACGCCGTCGCTTACGGTGGGCGACATCAACGGCACAATCTCTGCGTTGTGCGTAGCGCTCGGCGATCTCGTCGGCGCCAAGGTATACCGCCGACGCACTCTGGCGCGGTATCTAGATGCAGCCAATTTTTCGAACGGAAATCCGACTGCGGACCCGCAGGAGGAGTTTCCTGTCGAGCAATGGCGCGTCGAGCAGAAGAGTGACGAGCAGCCTGGCATTCAGGTGGAGTTCACGTTGTCGTCGCCGCTGGATTTCGGCGGGCAGCAGGTGCCGAATCGTCAGGTTGTTGGAATGTGCCAGTGGAGATACCGTGGCCCGGAATGCGGATACACGGGTGCGGTCTATTTCGACAAGACCGACAACCCGGTGAGCGATCCGGCGCTCGATCGGTGCAGCATGAAGATAAGCGGTTGCGAGCGCCGATTCGGGGTGAACAACCCGCTTCCGTATGGTGGCTTCGTCTGCGACACGCTGTCGTAATCTTCGATCAACCTCATTTCACGGACCCGCCAGCTGGCGGGTTTTTTTATGGACGAACAAATCAGGCAAGCGATTGCCGATCATGCGCTCGCTGAGTTTCCGCGCGAGTGCTGCGGGCTCGTCGTGCGGACCGAGGCGGGCAACATCTACATGCCTGGTCGAAATATCGCAGCGGCGCCGACAGAGCAATTCGCGCTCGCGCCGGAGGACTACGCCGCCGCGGAGGACGTTGGCGAAATCATCGCGTTCGCGCACTCGCATCCAGGCAGAACGGCGCAGCCGAGCATGGGGGATCGTGCGGTATGTGAGCGTGCAGGCATCGCGACGTGGATTATCGCTTCGCTCGGGGTTCAGGCCGACGGATCGATCGGCATAGACGACTGGTGCGAATTCGGGCCGAGCGGCTATGTTGCGCCGCTCGTCGGCCGGGAATTCGTGCATGGCGCGCATGACTGTTACACGCTCATTCGCGACTGGTATCTCGCGGAACGTGGTGTTGCACTGCCGGATTTTGAGCGCTCGGACGGGTGGTGGAACGACGGACGGTCGAACCTCTATATCGCCCATTACCAGGACGCCGGCTTTCTCGATATTGGCCGCGATGCCGAACTCGCGGCCGGGGACGTCTTGCTGATGCAGATCCGCAGCAAGAACGGCGTACCGAATCACGCGGGCGTGTACTTGGGCGAGGGTATGTTTCTGCATCACATGCACGGCCGCCTGTCGGTGCGCGCGGTATGGGGCGGGATGTGGGCGGACAGTTGCACGACTGTCCTGCGATATGCGGGGGATTCGCCGTGAGCGAGAAATTGCGAGAGGTGAGGCTTTACGGGATCGCAGGCGCGCGGTTCGGGCGCATGCATCGATTGGCCGTGTCGTCGACAGCCGAAGCCGTGCGCGCGCTTTCGGTGCTCATGCCGGGTTTCCGTCAGTTCTTGCTCGAAGCGCGGGACAAGGGGCTGACGTTTGCCGTGTTCAACGGACGTCGGAACCTGAGCGAAGACGACCTCGACAGCCCGGTCGGCGAGGACGCAATTCGCATCGCGCCGATGATCATCGGCAGCAAGAGCGGCGGGTTGTTCCAGACGATTTTCGGAGCCGCGCTGATGGCCGTGGGCGCGATCGCGTCGTTCTATGGGCAACCGTGGGGCGCGCAACTGATGGGATTGGGTGCGTCGATGGCGCTGGGCGGCATCGTACAGATGCTCAGCCCGCAACAAGCCGGGCTCGCGGGAGTGGCCGACAACGGCACGTCCTATTACTTCAATGGGCCCGTGAACAGTTCCGCTCAGGGCGAGCCGGTATCGCTCGTTTACGGCGAAATGACTGTCGGCTCGAAGGTGGTCAGTTCCGGTATCTATGCAGAGGATCAGGCATGAAAAGACTGTATGCCGAGCCCGGGCTGATGCGCATGCGCGGGTCGAAGGGCGGTGGTGGTGGCGGCAGTGGAAGCGAATCCCCCGATAGCCTCCATTCAGTTGCCCGCGCAAAGGTGCTGGACATCGTCTCGGAAGGCCCGATTGTCGGGCTCGTCAAAGGCATGCAATCGGTGTTTCTCGACGGCACGCCGATCCAGAATGCCGACGGCTCGCTCAATTTCCAGAATTACAGCGTCGACGTTCGAACGGGAACGCAGGATCAGGACTATTTGGCCGGCTTCCCGGCAGTCGAACGTGAGACGGCGGTTGGTGTGCCGCTGACGTCGGATGCGCCGTGGGTGAAGCAGGTGCAGAACACGCAGCTCACTGCGGTGCGAATCCGTTTTGGCGTGCCGGCGCTTCAGCGATCGGACGCATCGTCCGGCAATATCACGGGTCACCGCATTGAATATGCGATCGACCTGTCCGTCGACGGCGGATCGTACGCTCAGGTTGTGGCAGGCGCGTTCGACGGAAAAACGACTTCGCTCTACGAGCGATCGCATCGGATCGAGCTGCCGCGTGCGAAAACCGGGTGGCTTGTGCGTGTGCGGCGGATCACGCCGAATGCGCACAGTTCGACGATCGCGGATGCCGTGAATATCGAAGCGATTACCGATGTCATCGATCGCAAGTTGCGTTATCCGATGACGGCGCTCGTTGGCATGACGTTCGATGCGCGATCGTTCTCGCAGGTGCCTGTTCGTTCGTATCACGTGCGAGGGCTGATTATTCGCGTGCCGTCGAACTACGATCCGGAAACGCGCACCTATTCGGGAGTGTGGGACGGCACGTTCAAGATGGCGTGGTCGAACAATCCGGCGTGGGTGTTCTACGACCTGCTGTTGAACGAGCGATACGGTCTCGGCAAGAACGTTGACGCGTCGATGATTGACAAGTGGGGGCTGTACGAAATCGCGCGCTACTGCGATGTGATGGTGCCGGACGGGAAAGGCGGTATCGAGCCGCGCTTCGCGTGCAACTGCGTGATCCAGTCGGCGGCCGATGCGTTCAAGGTGTTGCAGGATCTCGCGGGCGTGTTTCGCGGGATTGCCTACTGGGGTCCGGGTGCGGTCGTCGCATCGGCCGACATGCCGTCCGATCCAGTCTATGTGTACACCGCGGCGAACGTGATCGGCGGCACCTTCAGGTACGTCGGTAGCGAGCGCAAGACACGGTATACGGTGGCGCTCGTCAGCTACAACGATCCGACGAACCAGTACAAGCAAGCGGTCGAGCCTGTGCAGGACGACGACGGTATTGCGCGCTACGGCGTCGTCAAAACGCAGGTGACGGCGTTCGGCTGCACGTCGCAGGCGCAGGCGCACCGTCTCGGCCGCTGGTTGCTACTCACGTCGCGATACGAAACCGGCACGGTGTCGTTTCAGGTCGGGCTCGATGGTACGCTCGTTGGCCCCGGCCAGGTCATCGCGATCGCTGATCCGCGAAAGGCGGGGCGGCGTATCGGCGGCCGTATTCGATCGGCGGCCGGCGACGTCATTACGTTGGATAAGGCGCCGACGGTGGCGCCGGGCGACCGCTTCACTGCGATCCTCCCGTCGGGCATCGCACAGTCACGTGCCGTCAAGTCGGTTGCCGGCGACACACTGACCTTGGCGGATCGCTTCGACGCTGATCCGGTGTCCGGCGCAGTGTGGATGCTCGAAAGCAGCGAATTGGGTGCGCAGCTTTACCGCGTCGTCAGCGTGCAGGAGAGCGACGACGACGGACAGATTGCCTACACGATCAACGCGACGCAGTACGAGCCGGGGAAGTATGCGGCGATCGACGACGGGGCACAGATCCAACAGCGACCGATCACGGTCATTCCGCCGTCTGTACAGCCGCCGCCGACGAATGTGCGTCTCTCGACGTATTCCGTGGTCGACCAGGGAATATCGAAAACGACGATGGTGATCGCCTGGGACGCTGCGGACAAGGCGGTTCGCTATCTCCCGGAGTGGCGGAAAGATAACGGCGAATGGGTGAGCGTCGCGGCGACGGGTGGCCTGCAGGTCGAGGTGCCGGGGATTTACCAGGGAACGTATTTGGCCCGGGTGCGCGCGCAAAACGCGCTCAACGTGACGTCGATCCCTGCGGTTGGCGTCGATACTGCGCTGACCGGGAAGACCAGTCCGCCGCCGGCGGTGACGTCGCTGAAGGCTACCGGCGTGGTGTACGGGATCGATCTGAAATGGACGTTCCCAGGTGACGGCTCGGCCGGCGACACGCAGCGAACCGAGGTTTGGTACAGCCGCACGCCGAGCCGCGACGACGCCATCAAGATGTCGGACTTCGCGTATCCGCAGGCCTCAACGTCGTATCAGGGATTGGCGGTCGGGCAGGTGTTCTATTTCTGGGCGCGGCTCGTCGACACGTCCGGCAACATCGGCCCATGGTATCCGGCCAAGGGGCCGGGTGTTCAGGGGCAGCCGAGCACTGATCAGAACGCCTACGAAGAGTATTTTCGCGGGCAAATTACCAAGGGTTCGCTCGGACATGATCTGCTCGAACCAATTGGCGCAATCACTCCGCCAATGGCCGGCGACGCGACGATATACGCTGGCGACGAAACGATGTATGCCGGTGTTTGGTCACTGCAGTCGGCAATTGCCGAAGGCGACAGGGCTGTCGCGAAGAAGCTCGACACGGTCGCCGCGCATCTTCGATCTGCCTCAGGAACGCTGACGGCGGCGGTGCAAAACGAGACGCAAGCGCGCGTCGATGCTGAAAGTGCGATGGCGCAGCAGATCACGACCGTACAGGCCAAAGCCGAAGAGGCTGCGGCGGCTGTTCAGACGGTTGCGCAGTCGTATGCGGACTTGAATGGGCGCGTGGCGGCCTCCTACCAGATCAAGGCGCAGATCACGGCTGACGGCCGAACGTATTTGGCTGGCATTGGTGTCGGCGTCGACAACAGCAGCGGGGTTGTCGAATCTCAGGTACTGGTATCCGCGAGTCGATTCGCGGTCATCGATCCGAACAACGGTGGTGTCATGGGTGTTCCGTTTGTGGTGCAGGGCGGTCAGGTGTTTTTGCGCCAGGCGCTCATCGGCGCGGGCTGGATCACGAACGCGATGATCGGCAGCTACATCCAGTCCGACAACTACATCGCCGGCAGGCAGGGGTGGCGGCTTGATAAAAGCGGCTGGTTCGAGATCAACGCTGCGGATGGCAGCGGCAACCGACTGGTGATGGACGGTAGCAGCGTGCGGGTCTATGACGGTAACGGCGTGCTTCGCGTACGCATGGGGATGTGGTGATGGCGGCTGGCCTGCAGATTTTCGACGGCGCTGGCCGTCTCATCCTCGACGCGAAATCGCGAGCGGGACGCGTGGTTGGCATCGTCCATACCGGCGGAGCGGATGGAAGCGTTCCTGCAAACATGTCCGGTGGTGAGCCGTTCTGGGCGTTCATGCCGCAGCAGATTTTTTACCGTGTTTCGGGTGCTGAGCCGTCTCCGATCGTTTCGATAAATGCTGGCGGAGTCAGCTGGTCCTACAGCCCGAACTATGCCGGATCAAACGCCTATACCCGCGTGCCGGGCTGGATTGTTTTTGGAGTGTACTAGTGACGGCAGGCTTTCAGGCATTTACCGATACCGGCGTTTACCAGATTGACGGATCGACGCCTAACTATCAGATGGTGCAGGCGATGTCGGCGGATTCTGCTGTTCAGAGTTTGCATCTGGCCAATAACGACGTTGGTTTCGAGTTCCGAATATCGCTTCCAAGTGTGACGTTCACGTTCGCGGCCCAGGCAGGGCCAATGTACGGAGTGCACGCGTCGGGTGGCGTAGGGATCACGCATTGGAGCACCGAGTGCAACGGCAATGTCTATTCGCTTACGTTCGTCACCGAGCAGCCTTGCACGGTACGTCTGTTTCTGTTCGATCAGGTGCCACCCTCGGCCGGGAATTTCGGGCTGCAGGTGTTTAACGAGCGCGGGACACTCATTGCTGATTCATCGAGGCCGTTTCTGCGCGTGCTCGATGTCATCTCCGAAAGGTACGACGGCGATGCCGGGTGGGTGGTTGGGGGCGCGCCGAATCCACCGTGGCACGCGAAATCGTACGGCGTGCCGGTTCTCATTTCGGGCATTTACTCGGTGCATTCGGCGTGGAGCTACAACGATCCGCCGATAGTTGAGCTCACGTCGATTCGAGTCGATGGGGGGAATGTGTCATGGGGGACGGCGCTATACGGCGGGGGAAGGAAATCGAACTTCGTCGGATTCAGGGAGCAGTACCACTCCCGATTCATGGTGCTGGACGGAACGGGACTTGTGTAGTGAGCCACCTTCGGGTGGCTTTTCTTTTTATGGTGCAGGGAATCTGGGAGCAGGAATGCAAGAACACGAAAAAACGATTTTGGAGCTGGTCATCATGGGTGGACTGATTGGTGTCGCAAAGGTCCTGGTCGGCAGCGAGCAACTGACGTTTCGACTCGTTGCCGGCCGGGCAATGTTGGGTTCGGCAACTTCAATGGTCGCCGGCATTGCGCTGCTGCAGATCCCGGATCTGCCGCCGATGGCGCTGCTCGGCATCGGAAGTGCGCTTGGCATCGTCGGATCGCAGTACGTCGAGGTGCTGCTGCGCCGGAACGCGAAGAAACTGTTTGGGGAGAAGTGATTATGGGTAGCTACGACGCAGCGATCCTGAAGGCTGAACTGACTCGCGACGAGGACCGGCGCAAACGGATCTATACCGACACGGTCGGCAAGGTGTCGGGCGGCATCGGCCGCAACCTGACGGACAAGGGCTTTCGCGACAACGAGATCGATCTGATGTACCAGAACGACATCGCGGAAACCGAGGCGTGGCTCGACCGCAGTCTGCCATGGTGGCGATCCCTCGACCCCGTGCGCCAGCGCGTGATGATGAACATGGCGTTCAACATGCAGGCGAAGCTGCTCGGGTTTCGCAATTTCCTTGCGGCCGCGCAACGTCGCGACTGGAACACGGCGGCCACTGAAATGCTGGACAGCCTTTGGGCTCGGCAGGTCGGCGCGCGCGCGACGCGCCTTGCCGCGATGATGCGGAGCGGTACATGACCTGGATCGATCCGCGTATCTGGCTCGCCGTCATCGTCGCGGCCGTCGCCGGCCTGGCTGGGGGGTACTTCAAGGGGCACGCCGACGGCGTGCTTGTCACAACGGTCGATGCTCAAAAAGACCAGATCAAGGCCGTGAGCGACGCACGCGCCGAAGAACAACGCCGCACCGCGGCGCAACAGGAGAACGCTGAACATGCTGCGAAAGACCGTGATCAGGCGCGCGCTGATGCTGCCGCCGCTGCTTCTGCTGCTGACAGCCTGCGCAAGCAAGTCGCCGCGCTCGTCGCCGGCGCCCGCCATCCCGCCGCTACGACCGGAGGCGCGCCAGCCGGCGACGCCCTCGATCTGCTCGCCGACGTGCTCGGCCGCGTTGACGCGCGAGCGGGTGAGCTGGCAAGAATCGCTGACGAACGCGGCATCGCCGGCCAGCAATGTCAAAGAGACTACGAGGCACTGACGGCAGAAGCTACCGTGACACGAAATCAATTTGTAAAATTCGCGATCGAGAAGTGAAAGATATCAACTAGCGCCTGAGACAGAAAATGAAAAAAATCCTTGCAGCACTGACATTCCCGCTTTGCATCTCTCTTTCCGCATGCGGTGGCGACGACGGGGGCACGCCGGCTGCACCCAGCAAGTTTGCCGTGAAGCTGACGTTTTCCGGAGTGCCGCTTGTGACGCAGCAGAAGACGTCACGTATGGCGCAGATGGACGGCGCGTCTCAAGCGCCGTCTGACGGGCAGGCGACGGTGGATGCCCTTCAGAAGAAATTCACGGCTGCCGGCACCGGGATAACCGTTTATCCGGGTGTGGTGGACGGTACGACGCTGCATCAGATCGTCATGTCGGTCAATAACGGCATTGGTCCGACGGAGGACGAGATGCGGAAAGCACAGGTCCCGGCCGTCATGTCGGAGTGGGTCGTCGTCAATTTCCAGCTGGACGATATGCGAACCGGGCGTAACGACCCTGCTCAGGTCGCGGCGCTGGAACAGTTCAGGAAGGATCTGCTTGTCTTTCAGAATCGGCTGTACCTTGAGGGGAAAAGCCTCTATAAGGTCATCCCGATTCGGACGTGCGAGCTGCCCGCCGGAGAAACGGCGGCCGACGGCCTGATCGATACCCTGAACAGTGTCCCCGGAAACGGCTTTCTGATGGGCTTGTGGGACGCCCCAAGCAAGGAGCATATGGGTGTCGACTGCCGTACGCCTGATCAGGCCACACTCGATGCCCATTTGGACGCCGTTGTCACCCCGATCGTTGCGGGCTACAAGGCGGTCAATGAGTACGTGAATGACTGCCGCGCCCATCCGGAAAATCATCCGGAAGGGTGCAGGGGCATCTAGCCGGGGAAGGAAGCACGCCCCGGCCAGCCGTTACGATTAGATCATCCCTGCGCGCCTCTTCTCGGCGCGCAGGAGATGACGCAAGCGCTGAAACTCTCCCTGACCGCCGCTGAGCGCGCCCTTGTCGTCGACGTTTTTGTCGACGTAGTCGAACCATTTCTGGATGTGCTCGAGCGATTCCCGAAGGGCGAGGATTTCGAGGATCAGCCATCGGACCTGAAGGTCCGTGTAGTCGCGCCACAGCGCGCGCAGCTCTGCATCTGTCGGAGCGTCAAAATCCGGCATCACAGGCTTGAGCTTGATGCGTCGATCCCGGAGAGGTACGCGGTTCCGGTCGACTCGTGTGCTTTCGATCGGCCTGGTCGTCGGCATGTCGAAGGCGCCTAATACATCATCGAGCCACGATTCGAGTTCGCGTTCAGTTAGCTCGATTGGCGTGCGCATCCACTCCGTGCTCCCGACGGGTTTGTACTCCCAGATGTAAGCCCACTGCGGTTTGATCACGGCTGAGATACTGTATAAAAACACAGTATATTTCGCGATAAGCTATCCCCGTCAAGTCTCAAAAATGGGGGCGGGATATGTGTACGAACTATCGGGCGCCGCATGAGGACTTCGAGCTGCGCGAGCTACACATCGAGCCGTTCAGCGACCTGTACCGCCGGTTCCCGTGGAAGCCCGAGATCTACCTGGACTATCTCGCGCCGATCGTCGCAAACGTCGACGGGCGGTTGATGCCACTGGCGGCCGGGTTCGGCTTCTGGCCGCGCACTCTGCAGCAGGCCAACATCGAGAAAGCGAAGGAAGAGGGTCGGAAGCCGCCGATCATGCGGAGCACGATGAACGTGCGCGACGACAACCTCGGGAAGTCGCCACTGTACAGCCCGTCATGGCGCGCCGGCCGGCGTTGCCTGATCGTCGAGGAATGGATCTGCGAACCCTGTTACGAGACCGGGAAAAATGTATGGCACCGCATCGGCCTAGCCGGCTGGCGGCCTATGTGCGTCGCCGGAATTTGGCGCACGCTGAAGAATCCGGACGGGGCCGACCATCACACGATGGCGATGATTACCGTGAACGGAGAGGGGCATCCGATCTTTTCCCGGATGCACAAGCCGAGCGACGAAAAGCGGGCGGTCGTGATGCTGCATCCCGACGACTGGGAGGAATGGCTTACGACATCGAACGTTGAGGCTGCGCGCGCGATGCTGCAGCTTTATCAGGCTGATGGAATGGTCGCTGAATCAGTGTCGAGGTCGGAAAAAAATGCCGTACAGACGGACAGTTGAGCCGGAATTAAGTTCTCTGAATGTGCTATTGTCAAGCATTGACATTCGAGTGCGGATGTCGAGCGAAGAGCGAGATGCTTTTCGGTAGATGCGGGGGCAATTGCAAGACGACGGTTGGTCGACACAAGACCAACGCTGATCGGTCGGCAATATAACTGAATGTAATATAAGTGAGACCAACATGGCAGTGGCGCTAACCATAAAGAACGAGGGGGACGCATTTGCGGTTCTTCGTCAACTCCTGCAAGGTAAGCTCGAACAAGTAGATTCGCTCGTATTTGACGGGTGGCCAAAGCTTCAGATGGACTTAAACGGTCCCAAATTCCGTCAAAGTGTCACACCAACGGTCATGACGGAGCTCGTTGATCTTCAGCGAGCGATCTATCGCGGATTCGCGTTGGCTCGCTACAATAACCCTGACATCAAATCGTTGAGCGCGGATGAGAAGACGCAGCTCGAAATGGTCGTGACGGTAGGGCCCGGCTCCTCGTTTCTGGAGCCTGATAATATCGTCGAAATCATCAAAGAGTTTATCAAGGGCGTGGGGGACAAGATGGAACCCAAGCATTGGATCGGCATAGTTCTAATTTTTACGCTTGGCTATTTTGGCAATACGGCCTACGAACACTATCTCGAATCACAAAAAGAAGTGAAGCTGCAGCAAGCTAAAAATGACGAGCAGAAGCAGATAATTCAAGGCATGTTGGATGCATCAAAGTCAAACAACGAAAATATTAAACTGCTGATTGAGGCTTCGAAAACGAGTCAACAGGCGGCAAACGTATATGCCACGTCGCACGATGCCAATGATGCGAAAACCCGCGTCGCACGACGTTCGGTACATGCGAAAATTAATGGTGTTGCGTTGACGGGTGAGCAGGCTGCTGCACTTGTTTCTAATCCGAGGCAACAGGCAGTCGAAATCCGCTTGGACGGGAAATACCGCGTGATGAAGTTCGATAACACCGATCCGCTGGCATACAGGGTTTCGATCTGGAGCCCTGATACGGGGCAGACCATCACTGCGCAGTTGCAAAACGAAACTGTCACTGGTGAAGCGCGAAACGTACTTAATCGCGCTGTGACGGAGCGCATGCCGGTTGTTCTTCAAGTTAATGCTCGCGAAATTCGAGGCGAGATTCGAGATGCGACGGTCGTGAAAGTAGAAGAACTTCGTGTGGTTGCCGATGATGGCCGAGGCGGCAGCTAA